TTTCCTGTGACCGTATAGGTTGCGGCTTGGTCAAAGAACGCATTGTCGGAATTGGTTGGAACAGACGCGCCACTACTGCCACCGGAAGTAGCAGACCAGTTGCCTGTGCTTGTCCAGACACCATTTCCGCCTGTAACCCAATAGCGATCAGCCATGGTTACACCGCCGTGTCGATGGAGGGCGCAGTTATGAGTGCATACCAGTTATCATAGCGGGATTGCTTCATCGCTACGATCTCTTCGGGGCTCAGTTTTTCATACTCTTCCGGGAGCATGACTAGGGCATCGCTGAGGACGTAGGGGGCCTCACCGATCACAAACTCATCTGCGAGACGGCCATCCTCCAAATACACAATCGCCATCGGCTTGCTCCTTCATCAGAAGGTTACGCCAAGCGAATGATGGCGTTGCTGGCATCCGGGGTCGGGAACACGATGGTGAAAGTACCCGCTGACACCGACTTGTCAGAGCCAAAGTCCAAGACCACCACAGATTTATTGCTTTGGGTGGAGTTGTAGATCAGCGCGCCACGGGCAGTGAAAGTTGCCGACGTCCAAGAAGAATCCGCAAAATCCACAAATGCCGTGGTGCCACTGGTTGTCGTAGCGGCGCTAGTCAGGGTGTTGCCGCCGGTCGTGTAGCCACCGCCAGAAGCAACCTCGTTCGTGGCGCTGTAGGCAGTCGTCGTCGCATCAAGCGTGGCCGAGGACGTATACAGGGCAATCTTGAACGTGTCCGCCGTGGTCGCGCCACGAGCAACAGTCGTCGTGAAAGCATGGATTGCCGTCAGCAATTCCAGCTTGAACGAGGTGCACATGAAGTTTCCGGTAAAAGCCATTACAGCCTCCTAAGATGTTCAGCCAGTTTGGGGTGACCAGCCTCTGATACCAGATAACTGACCGTTGATCTGTCGCACTTTATAGCACGTTTTATGTGGTCAAGCACAACGAGTTCGATTGCGGCCTTGTAGGCATTGGCCTGATCGCGGATGGCCGGGTGCGTGGTGTCCGCAGCCTGCACAATTCGATCCGCAGCCCTCTTCGCCCAAAACTCAGGGGAGTGGCCTCCATTGTCGGACGTTTCGACATTGACCATAAACGTCCCGGTCTGTGCTGCTTCTACGTGCATCAGTTTGCCTTCACTCTAATGAGGCCGTCGCGGTATGCGTCGGTTTCCTCGCGGCCTTCGCCGAAGTTCATAAGGCGGTTCAGAGACTCAAGGAACCGGTTATTGTAAAGCTGGAGAAGCTCTGCATCGCCCTTCATAAAGGTATACGCCTCGACCAAGCTGCCGTAAAGCAGGGCCTGTTCAGCGTTGTCCCCCATCCAGCTTGAACCCGCATCCACGATAGATGCTGGGCGATAGTAGTAGTGGAGTTCAGCGGAAAAGCTGCTTGAGGGTGTTGGGGCCAGCAGTAGGTTGTTGATGTCGAAGAAGGCGTAGTATTTGGGGACACCCTGCGCGCCGGTGGGGTTGTACTCCTGAAGATACTCGACGTCTTTGATCATCAGGAACACGGTGGATCCAGATGAAGTTATCGACAACCCAAAGGGCGATAGGAAATCGCTGGGGACCGCAAGGTACTTGTTCCCCGCAGTGCAAGCCCCAGTCACATTTTTCCTGAAAACTTGAAGGTCAACAGCGTAGAGCAGACGCTCCTCGGCGTTCTTGATGAACGTGTTGATATTGCTGTTGAAGCTGGTCTCATTGTACTCGGTGAAGTCCTTGATGGCCTGCACCAGCGTTGTATAGGTCCATCCCATGGGTCACCCAATAGTAATCTTCACAAGCCCGACGCACACAATGGTCTGTGTAGACGTGCTTCCGATGAATGGAAAGATGTCCTGACCGACAGGGACAGTAATCGGCTCAAACCGGTCAGGGCGCGGGTTCATCAGAGCTTGAGGCTCTGTGGGCGGGTAGATGGGAGAAAGCTGAGGGTGCTTGGGGGTCCAGCACTCAGTACAGGTACGGAGACCCTGCCACTCCTTACGAAGGACCGTATACCGGTACTTGAACCCGCACCGGTCGCATATTGCCTTTGACTTTGTGCCGCTGGCATAGGCGCTCATACTAGATCACCCGGTAGAAGTTCTGCACGGGGGTCAGCTTAAGTCCAGCACGGTCACGATCCTCCCCGGCAGCGCGTTCAAATTCCTCCTCGTAGGCCGCACGAAGCATTTGAGTACGCTCCGGGGCCTTCTTCATGGAGATGTAGTAGGCCAACCCTGCCGCCAAGCAGGGGTAGAAACGGAAGGGGATGGCGAGGGTGTTCATGCCCGCTGCCGCATCATCCAAGCGAACGAGCTTATTGATGACGACATAGTAGGTCGTGTTGGGCTTGGGCCAGACGTAGAGTTCTGGGGTGATCTGCCTGTCAACAAAGTACTGAACCGGACGTCCGGGTGTTAACTTATTGGGAATATTTAGGTAATACTCCCTGCTGACACGGTTGAGTGTCAGGTCAACCTGAGTCTGAGTCCCGGCATTCGTGGTGAAACGGACGACTGCGGAAATGATATCAATGGTCGAGTTCGACAATGAGTAGTGTTCACTGCTCGACGTGACCGTGATGATCTCTTCCTCAATGGTCCACTGGTTCAGGCCTCGGTTGGCCCACTCAGCAAGCAACAGGTTCAGGCTGCGGCGGGCCGTGCGTTGCTCATAGCCCGTCCGTACATCCACGCCGCAGCGTTCGAATGCCTCTTCGATATAATCGGAGACGTCAAGTTCGAACGCTTTTGTACCTGAAACTGTCATGCTAGGTCACCCTTCAGCACACTTTGCCGCCCTTTTTGTAGGCTGCGCCCATGCCACGAGTGGCAATGCCGCCGCCCTTAAGCGCGATGCCCTTGCCCTTCATGGCAATACCGCCGCCCTTGAGGCCCTTCATGGACTGCTGACTGTCATGCTTCATGTCCGCAGCCGAAGACTCATAGTTCTTCAAGGACATGCCGCGCTTCTTGGCCAACTTCTTGTCCTGAGCAAGATCCGTCTTAGAACCTTCCCACTCTTTGGTGGACATGCCACCCTTTTTCATCTTCATCATCTTTTTCTCCTTTGTCGGCTTATCAAACATCCCGATGTTCATAAGACCTGTGGGTGAAGTGCTGGCCATCTTACTTCCCCTTCTTAGCTTTACCCGCCTCGGAAAGGGCGATGGCGATTGCCTGCTTGCGGTCCTTGACCACCGGCCCCTTCTTAGACCCAGTATGCAAAGTTCCAGTTTTGAACTCATGCATGACCTTGCCTACTTTGGCTTGGGCCTTGGAGGGTTTCTTGGCCATATTAGCGACCCTTCTTCTTGCCCATGGCGATCATGACCATGATGCCGCCCTTCTTGGGGGGCGTCTTACCGCCCTTGGACATCATAGCGCCCTTCTTCACCGCACCGCCACGCTTCATCCCCATGGGGGGAGCGCCCCCGGGAGGGGCCATGCCGGGAGGGGCAGACATATTCGGGGGAGCAGCCATTGCGGCAGGGGCACCGCCCTTGGGCATGGACATGGGGGGAGCCATGGGGGGCTTATCAGAGGCCATCGCCCGGCGAGTGGGTGCGGTCGTCATGGTATCCTCAAGAGCCTTCGCGCGGGCACGGCTAGCAAGGCTGTCTTTCTTTTTCATTGGTTTCTTCATCATGTTTTTACTCCCGATATGCGGTCCAACTTCTCTTCAAGACGGTCAAACCGCTGCATGATTCTGTCGAGGTCATGGTGTAGATCGTCTCTGGTGACGTACGACCTAGCGATGTTCTCACGGGTCTCCGCTATCGCCTTCCAGAGGCTGTTATGCACAGCCTCTGAGGCATCAACACGTTTGTTGACGTAGGATAAAGCCCAGACAATGGGTCCGAGGAAGAGGGTTAGGATGATGTTCCAGAGGAGATCAGCACTGACTATCATCAGTAGAGCTTTCGCATTACGAGGATGACCGTGTAGGTGTCACCCGCCGTGGCGTCGAGCGTGGAAAACAGGATGTTTCCTGTCTTCCCCGTTGTAGTGTTGTTTGTCAGACCACCAAAATCGTCAAACGACATGGTCTGAGCAACATTCTGTGGGAAGGTGAGGATAGTACCGTTTGCTGTGGCTTCCCACAACAGGCGAACCTCCATTCCATGCGTCAGGGCGTAGATGCGTTCTATGAGAACCGAGGTGCAAGGCTGGCCCCGAAAGGAGGCCAGCGTAGCAACATCAACCTTCTTGACGGCAGTTTCACCCGTGCCATCTGAGGCATTGGTGAATTTCATCACGACTTGTTTGTCCCCTTGGAAGAGGATCTGCGTGGCGACTGTGTCAGCCATTACAGCCTCCTATCAGGGGTTGATGACGCCGGGCTGCACGTAGCTGACAACGAGATAGCCAGTGCCCGTTCCCGTGTTGGTCGAGGTCAGCTTGATGCGAACGTCAACGGTGCCGACATTGTACCAGTTACCAATCCGGGTTGCATCAGCGCCAGCAGTGGCGGTGATGATGCCAAGGGTGCCACCGGCAACGGCAGAGGCTGCGGTCAGGGCTGTGGCAGAGGCAGTGGTACCAATGCCAACCGTGGAGGCAACGCCGCTCCAGATGACGCCCACGTAGAGCTTGATGTCGGTGATGGTGCTACCGGCAGGAAGGACAATGCTTGTCGTGTAGACGCCGTCCGCACCGGGGCCAGCCTGCGTCACAGCCTCAGACTGCATCAGGACGACGTTTCCGGTGTTAGCAATGTCCTGACCAAGGGTCGTGCCGGTGGTGAACTTGATCGGACCGGCCTTGATAGGACCGGAAAAAGTTGAAGTGCCCATGATGATCTCCTGTCGCGGGTTGTCTGCCATAGGGCAGTCAGGGACTATCTGACGCTACAATAAAAAGGGGGGAGGCACAAGGCCATCCCCCCTAGTACTTGGGTCTTAACCCTACGCTTACGCGCCCGGCGAACCGTAGATCGCACGGGGGTCAGACCAGCCGAAGCTATAACGCTCGCGGGCCTTGTAGCGGACGTTACCCGTCTCAAAATCGCCTTCCATGGCGGTCTTGAGGGGGCTACGCACAAAGTGCTTCAGGCCGTTGGGGGCGTCGGTCTTCACGAACCAAGCATCGGGGTCCGTGAAGAAGTGGTTGATCGAGAAGCCCTGCGGCATGTAACCACCCGACTTCAACGCATTGATGTCGTTGTCGCTGGTGGAGACGCGCTGCTCAGACTTCAGGATGCGCTCGGCGGTGAACTGAAGTGCCGGGGGCAGGATCAGCTTCATGCCGCGAAGAGCGATCTTCAAGCCACGCTCATCGATGAACGCCGCGATGTCGATCAGGGCCTGCTCCAACGAGGTCTCGTTGAGGTCAGACGCAGTCGCCAACGTGTTCGACCAAGTGCCGCCACCGGTGGTGGTGTGCGCGTTGTAGATCAACGGAGCGCCATCGCCACCCAGATAGCTGGATGAGAAAGCATTGTTGATGACAGCCGCGCCCTTCACCTGTTTGGTGTTGGACATCGAACGCGCCAGAGCGCGGGTGTAGCGAGAGCTGAGTTTGTCGTAGAGGTTGTCCTCAACGGCTTCCTCAGTGATCGCAAACGCGAGAGCGATGGTCTCGTGCGTATAGCGGGCAGTGAAAGCTTCACCAGCCG